GACACACACAGTTTCCAAGACTTCGTTGATCTTAGAAAGTACAGCCGACTCAAAGATAAGAGTAGCAGAAGACTTAAATTCTTCAGAAAGGTCTTCATCACCGAAGAGAGCTTTAACATCGGCAGATATATCAATATCTTCTTTAGTAACTTTCTTAACTTCTTTTACAGGAGTTTTCTTTTCAGCAACATCATCGTCATCTTTGTCTTCATCAGAATCTTCTTCTGCTTCAAGAGATGCTGTGATTTTACCCCAACTAGCAGCAAGATCATCTTTCTTCATGCCCTTCATGGCACCAAGCATAGCATTGATCATTGCAGTTTTGGTTGATTTCGGTCCAATAGAACTGATTTCAGAAATCTTATCAGGTGAATCGCCCGAACCCTTTTTCTTTTCATCGGCTTTCTTTGCAGTAGAATCATCAACCTTACTTACGGTATCATCAGAATCGAATTCTTTGACTTCAGCCTTTTTCTCCTGAAGATCATTCTCTTCAAGATCATTCTCTTCGTTTTCGAGGATTTCGTCTGCAAGATGAGCGTTCATCGCTACAGTCTCGGCGCTTTGCATTTCTAGTTCTTGGTCTGACATTAGAACACTCCTTGATAAATTTGTCTTTATTTCATTTAACATATTTATAATTTTACAATTTTGAAAGGAAATTAGAGAATACTTTTAGCTTAATCTCTTCTAATTCTAATTTCTTATTAGAAGAGGCACCGATAGCTTGGGCATAAGCGGCAATATCAGACTCTTTGATAACACCATTATCCCAAATCCATTCTTTACCTTCCATAATGCCAGAAACAAATGCGCCTGGCGCAGAAGGATCCGCTACAATATCAGCAGCAGTAGCGAGATAGAAATCTTTTTGGACTTCAGCTTGACCACCCTTCTCTTTAAGCGATCCCATACCTCTAGAACTAACTCCTAATTGGGCACCCTCATCCATCAAACTCTTTACGATTTTACCATAAGGAGTTTCACACATGATCTTAGCTTTTCCTATGAAATCTGAACCATTCTGTTCAAGCTTAGTGATCAAATGAGATACGCGCTCCAGATTGATAGTTGGGCCTTGAGGATGGCCAAGTTCACCGAATGCGCGTTTCTTATCGATATATTCTTTCGAATATCGTTTGGTTTCTCTTGCTAAAACTTCTGAAGGATATATACGACCGTTTCGATTCTTAATATTTCCTTGCATAAAGATGCCTTCGATGAAATAATTCTTTCCACCACCATCTTTATCTTCAGTGATATACTGAATGTTTTCGATTACTTCGCATATTAGCTTCATATCTGTTGTTCCTTACGTTGAATGAGCAATAGGCGTTAGCTTGACTTCAGCATTTGCAGCGAAAATCTCATCAGTAGAAGTCTTTTCTAAACGAACATTCTGATTACCGGGAAGATTGAATGAGCCAATAGTCGCAGCACTAACTGCGTTATCTACCACTGTAACTAGTCTAGAAGTAGTACCAACATTCTGTACCAGAACTACAGTAGATGAAGAAATGTTATTAGCAGTAGCGGCTGATGTTGGAGCAGCGACTTGTGCGCCTTTAAGTTTCAGTGCCATTATTTCTTACCTCCGCCGAATGCCAGATCCATCATTCTCATGAAATTCTCTGGAGATTTCTCGATATGAGCTTTACCTCTCTCTGCATTCTGCTTAGAAACTTTTTTAAACATATTAACAAATGCGCTTGCTGTAAATAGATCAACCTTTAAAGTTTTTCCATTAGCAAATTTGACTTTTTTTATCGACTTAGTTTTTACGATATTCTCTAGATCAGAGAATACGTCTTCATAAATCTCATCTTCTTTAAGGTCAGATCCACCATCAACAATTTTGGATGCCCACAAATCAGGATTTACCATCCAATGAAGCTTCTTTGTATCAAATTTCTTTTGATTTTTAGCAAGATAGTCAAGCGCCTTTTTCTTAGAAGTAAATGATTTAACAATTTTTCCTTTATTATTCCCGATGTGATTAATTTCAAAATCACTATCCTCTTTAACTTCAACTTCTTCTTTCTTAATGTCGCCCGTATGTGCAACATCAGAAGCAGTAGGATGCTTTTTCTTCTCAATCTTATGGTCGTCTTTAAACTTCTTTTCACCTTTGCTCCGAGGTTTAATATCTTTAGCCTCATCATCGTCATCTTTAGGCGCAACATAATCTGCTGCTGAAGCCTCGAAAAACTTTTTAAACGTTTTCATCTGACTGTTGACTCCCCTCATTGTCGGCAGACATAAAGGTGCTAGATACTTCTACCTTTTTAATCTCTCTAGTGTCAGAAATTTTCTGATTTAATAGATCAAGAACAGCAACTTTAAAATTAGCTGCATCTTTATTCATAGAAAATTCAACTGCATCTCTAGTAGTATATTCTGCCATTATTTTTACCTCTTTTCAACAGTATTTATAATAAAATGTTACTTTATAGTTGTTTACTTTCAAAATCATTATCTTCGTCATCTTCAGAGTCATCTTCAGGCTCTTCATCTTCAATCTGCTTTTTAATATCTTCTATTTCATCTTCTGTCATCATCAAAACATTCTTTCTAATCCATGTATCAGAGAAGTATTTACCAGCATATTGATCAGCATCAGCTAAAACAGTCAATCTATTCTGAATAATTTCTGCTTCTTTAAGTTCAGCAAAATGATTATCTTCGATATAATCAAAATAGATTTTGGCTCTAATTTCGTTCCATTCTTGTTTCGTCATTATTCCTTTGAGTAGCAACTGCTTTTCTAGGATAATAAAGAACATCTCAGAGAATTTCTGTCTTAGACGGAAAACAAACTTAGAGAATTTCAATTCATCTCTTGTAATTTCAGACGCTCTACCAAGATTAAATTGACCGTCTGCTTCTAAGCGTGATGTCGGCACGTTAAGAGACTCATAGAGTTTCTTCCTAAAGTACAAAACATCTTCTATCTCACCTAAATTCTGACCACCTGGTAGCGTAGTAATTTCAGTTCCTCGACCACCATCGCGTCGAGGCAACCAATAGTCTTCTAGCATCGTCAGGAACTTACGATCATCACGAACTTGGCCTGTCTCTGCATCATATACAAGTTTATTCTTATGTTTAGCCATCATATCGCGAAGATATTGCTCTGCTTTACCCTTAGGTAAATTACCAACATCAATATAGAAAATGCGGCGCTCTGGCGCTCTTGCTAGTCGATAAATGACTGTTGCATCTTCTAGCATACGCAACTGATTAAGTGGTTTAATCGCTTTATGTAGATACGATAGAACCATATAATTTCGTTGATCAAGAACTCCAGAATGAGAATAAGCAATAGAATCAACTGCGATCTTAATGCCTTCAGTATTTGTTCCAAGACCAGTGGGCTGGTATATAAAATATTCGTCGTATTTTTTGTTAACAACTACATTATTTGTTTGATTTGGGTTATTATTATCTCGTTTTTCTGATCGGATCTTTTTAATTTTTCGCGGATCAATATATCTTAGTTCTTTAATACCAGCCCTTGGGTTCTTAGTGTCGATCATAACATGGTAATATAGACGCCCATCTACATACCAATCTCTGAATATACTATATGATTTTGTATTAAAATTCAATAATGAGAGTACATTATCAAATTCTTCATTAATTTTGTTCTTAATGCTACTAGGAAGTTCTGTATCTTCCAAGATTATTTGCACAGACTGTTCTTTATTATCTCCCACAATAGCTTCATTTACAATATCATCAATAGCCTTTTCACACTCTGGTTGTAAGAGCATTTCACGATATTTTGTAATGAGGGCGCTTTCATTTTTAGCAGTACCCTCAAGATCAATAGTGGTGCCAAAAACACCACCTTGTGCTATAGTAAGTGAGCCATCATCAGGCTCAGGCGGAGCAAAAGATACAACACTATCTTTCTGCTCTTCTACCTTACCAATCCGAAATCCAAAAAGTTCTATAGCCATTTTATATCCTTTACATGAAGTATATCATTTTATTTATGATACACTTACATCATCACTTATCCGCCTGCATTACCAGTTGATCCACCAGAAATTGTCCAATAATCATACTGGAAAGTTACAGCGAATTCTTCAATCGTATCTGCATCCCACGAAAGGTCGATAGCAGCAACTTCTGAAGGCCATAGATTGATAAAAGTATATTCACGGATAACATCGCCCGTCTGACTGAACTGTTGAATTTGAGCAGATGATTTGTATGCGCTGGGCGCTGACGAACCATTTCCGCGCGTATTACCTTCAAACGTATTAATTGAATTATTCCACTCTTCTAGTGCGTTCCGAATAGCAAAATCTTCGTCATTGATAATCGTCGGTGCCCATTCAGCATAGGTTCTGTTACCTGCGAGTTTAGTCTTACGACCAAAATAATCAACCTCAATTGCAGACACGGTAGCTGCTGGAATTTGGCCAGATTTACACATGAAAGGGAAATTGATATCTCCAACTGAATTCACAGGATTACTAATCAGCACTTGAAAGAGTGAGTTTCGTGCTCCCCCTCCCTTTAGTGCGCCAGCAAACTGATTTACATTAAAAGCCATTGTTTTTCTCTCCTATATCTTCTATGTTACTTCGAACTATTTATTAGAACTTACCAACAACTTCAGAAAATTCTACGCCAGTTCTTACAGCAACGAAGTTGAGTTGAATAAAGTTGATAGAACGAGCAGGCTTGATATAGATATCACCCACAAACTCGTTGCGATCAATCACCTCACCAGTATTGTTAGTACCATCACACACAACCCTAAAGTCTGTGATGCCTCGGCGCCCTTGGACATCGCGCAAGAACGGCTCGACTAGATTTTTGAACTGTGAGCGAGTAAACTCATCATTGAATTCAAAGAGAGTGTACTTAGCAGCCGTTGAGATAGCTTTCTCAAGAACAATAAACAAACGACGGACATTGATACGATCAAATGCACTAGGCTTAGACTGTAGCGTCTTATCACCGAACAAGATAGTTCCTTGGCCCGGGAAAGTAACAACAGGATTAATATTGTCTTTATAAAGCTGATCACGATCTGCCTTAGCTGGGTTATAAGCAAGCTTGATAACATTCTTAACTTGCCCTCGATTGAAGCCACCCGGTGACCACCAAGGGTCACGACTAACATCAGTCTGAACACAAAGCCCTGCCATGTCACCATTAAGAGGTACAAAGCGATAAAGATCATTGTACTTATCATACATATACTTCCAACCACTGTCCATGACAGCATAAGAAGAATCAAGGTTGTATGTATTGCGCGAAGCAATTACATCTGTAGTTTCTTTACCCTCATAAGCATTGTTATTAACACAACTTGCCCTGGTGGGAGAAATCATTGCGATACAATCTTTACGATCTTCAGCGATATTGTTAACATAATGCTGAATAACAGCCGTACCATGATTCGATCCTAGAATAAACGAAACATCAACTTCATCGGCAGACTTGAACTTATTCGCTGCACGAATATAATCGTCATTACCAGCCGCTGGGCCGTCAATGCCGGCTACCATGCTGTTTGCAGTAGGCGTATCCTTTGTGATAAAATTCGTACCAGACCCGGCAGCACCAGAGTTATTTTTATCTGCTCGGACACCAGCGTTAGTATGAATAGCCTGATGTTTGCCCCAGTATACCCACTGTGACTGCTGATTAATAACTTCTTTATAGTAATTTACAGCACCTTGTTCTGTCTTCGCATCAGAAGCAAGAGAGAGATTATTATACCGCTCTAGAATTACACCCTTAGTACCAGAGATCGTTCCATCTTCATCAGCAATGACAACATGAATCGCATCGCCCTGTGAGTTAACATTGTTAGCATATGCAGTAGTCGAAGGAATAGTATCAAACTCGTTGTAATACTCCCAACGGCGCTTGATAATAGCAGCACTTTGTGCGGCAGTTGAAGTCGTTGCGCCAATTCTTAGATTAGAAGTACCACCATCAGCAAATGCAGTATAGGTACCTTGCATTACAATCTGAGTGTTAGAAGTTATAGACTCAACTTTACCCAGAACGATGTTATTAGAACTTAGAAGAACATCACCCTTAGTGAAATTATTAGTAAGAGTAGCACCAACGTGGGCTGTATTACCACCATAAGAAATAGCAACGTTCTTCGATCCAGCAGTGAATAGAATAGAAACGTTACCAGTTACCATTCTACCAGCAGTATTACTGGAGTTAGTACTGAAGGACTCAGTCCATGCGTTAGCATTAGAGCAAGTCGAGACTTTAAGTGAGTTGCCTAAATCACCAGCATACTTAGCATACCAGTCAGATTTTGTAGCTGAAGTGCTAAACTCTTCGTCATATTTGGTTTTATTCTTAATCAATAGTCCACCGCCAGCACCCGAAGACGAATTCTTTGCAGTAGCATCTACTGCCCTAGATACCCAGAGCGCACTAGCGTAAGTTAAAAAATTAGCAGCCGTGAAAAAGTCGCTTGCGGTATTTGCGTTGGGCTTATTAAATATGTTAACAAGTCGGTCTTCGCTATCAACCAAAACTAATTCTTCTACAGGGCCCCATTTGAGGTGTGCAGCAATAGCCCCTTCCGTAGTCGATACGGCAGGAACTACAGTCGTAAGATCGATTTCACTTACATTAACACCGGGCGATACTTGAAATCCCATGAGAGTTCTCCTTTATATAGACAATATTAATCTATGTTTCTTTTTGTTATTCATGTCAATATTTATAAAATAACGCATCTCAAAATCCGCCAAAGCGATTTGCTGTATTAGGATCAAAGTGGTCTGATCTATCATCGCTAATATCGAAAACATCTGGCTCTGGTTGACCATCATCTATCAATACGAAATTTAAAGCATTATCTTCTAATAATTTTATTTTTTCATCATAGATTTTTGTTCTTATGTCTGTGTCTGTTAAGTCTTTAAAATATGTTTGTCTTGTTAGCCAACCGAATAAAACAGAACACATAACAAGATCGTCGTGTGATCCTTCTTCAGCTTGATATGAATTCTTTCTGCTTATAAATGAAGATAATTCTGCGATTAGATCAAAGTCTTCCACTATAAGTTTTTCGTTTTCAAGTAAATCTTTTAAATTAGAACAGCCTATACTTTTAACAGTCTTGGTTGTTCTTACACCCAACTGAATCTGAGTGCCAAATCCTCCTCCTATCTGTTGGCCACCTCTACCACGCACTGTAGTAATAAGTAAGTTTTCATACTCAAGATCAGTATGTAAAATATCAGCAACTTGACCACCAATATCATTAATTTCTACCATAACAAATGCGGCATTGAATTTCATTCCAGCAGCATATATAACACTTGGATATAATAGTGGCGATATAGTTTGATTTCTATATTTTGCTACTAATCGATATGGCATCTCTGTTATATCAAATATTAGAAATGCTGAATAATCTAATCCTAAGCCTCTAGACGTATCTGCGCTAATTACATACTCATGCCCTGGAACAGGCTCACTATATATTTCTATTTCATTCCAGATACTTATAGGCTTTCGAAATACAAAAGTTTTTAGTTTCGTAGGATGAATAAGTGTGTTTGCTGATCCTACAAATTCACAATCAAACTCTTGTCGAAATTGCGCTTCACTTGTATTAGCAATGGTTTCTTCTTTCCATTTGCTATCACGATTTGGTACTTGATTCCAATGTACTTCTATCGTTGCATATTTATTATTACCTTCTTCTGCGTCTGCCCACAGCTTATAGAAGTGATTCATACCATTCGGAGTAGATACAATGAATATTTTTGACGTTAAACCAGACGATATTGTAGGATAGACAGAACTGAAAAATTCTTCTGCCATATTATTTCCGACAAACGCAAATTCGTCTAGAAAGATTAGGTTGTATGATCCCCCACGAATAGCACTAGATGACGTAGCAGCAGCTACAATCTTTGATCCATTCTCTAGTTCAATGTTACCTTTATTCCATACTGTGATACCTTGCTGCAACCACACAGGGAGATGTTCA